TATGTTTATGACCAAATGGTCGTAAGGAGGAAGCAAATGATTAACTATATTCCGTATTTCCCCACAAAATACAAAGAACTCGGTGAAGGCTGGGAAGTCGCTGATATTTACACACGCAGCATATTGCAGAAACGCAGAACCGAGCTAAACATGACTCAGCAGCAGGTTGCTGACAAGGCAAAGATACAACTTCGCCAATACCAACGCCTTGAAAGCGAGGAGCGAAGCATTACCAGTGCCAGCGCAAGGATTATGCTTTCAGTGTGTGCAGCGTTAAAACTTGACCCGTATCTGTTTTTACCTGAGTTTGATGAACACAAGTAAAGCGTAATCGCAAAACGTTTTAGCCATCGCGGAGAAATTCCCGGTGGCTTTTTTTATGCCCAAGGAGGCAGGCCTGATGCCTTTGAAGCCCAAGCGTCCGTGCTCGTATCCAGGTTGTCCTGAACTGACGAACGGCCGGTTTTGTGATGCGCATGCAAAAAAAGAATCGCAGCGTTATGAACGATACGATCGCGACCCGGCCAAACGTAAACGCTACGGCCGATCGTGGCGACGCATTTGTGATCAGCAGCTCGCGGCGCACCCCTTATGCGAACAGTGCAACAAAAAGGACAAGATCTCACCGGCTCGAGAGGTTCATCACATCCAGCCACTATCTCAGGGTGGAGCGAACGAATCTGATAATCTAATGAGCCTGTGCACGTCGTGCCACTCAGAGATCACTGCTCGAGAAGGCGGAAGATGGAAATGAGGTTCGGCCCAAATTGTAGGCCTAACCAAAAATTCAGCAAGTCCTGCTGCTTGTCTCGAAGTCGGATGCGTCATGGGACGTGGCGTCAAGAGAGTTACATCTAGATCATAATTATACCACATGTTCTTTTTGTATGATAGATATTTTCACAGTCTACGTTGGTGCCATGCACAAGTGCTGTACAGTTAAAATACAGAGCTAACTGCCTAATTTCAATGGTTTTAGAGAATGGACCCATAGGGCCGGTCAGATCTCTGTGGCCTGATTATTGGTGACCGGGTGCGTGGTCACGCGCGAAAAAAATCTGGATCAAACGGGGGATTAACCCCATATCTACAAGGAGGTGCTGCCGCATGGCCAAAGATGGCACAAACAGAGGCGGCAGACGCGTCCGATCCGGCGATAAACCACTCCCGCTTACTGACAAAATCACCCGTGGCAAAGCGGCGAAGATCCTGGAAGCTGCTGACCTGAAGCCCGGGTCGATACTGGACGCTGAGGATCTGGATAGTGGTCCAGATCTGTACGGCGAGGATATGCCTGCGCCAAGCGAGTACCTTAGTGCCAGACAGAAGGATGGAAAACCCCTGGGTGCGAACCAATTGTACATAGAAACGTGGCGCTGGCTTAAGGAACGTGGCTGTGAAAAATTCATCAATCCACGCCTGATCGAAGCATACGCTCAGGCGTTCACCCGTTATATCCAGTGCGAAGAAGCCATCAGCCTGTATGGCCTGCTTGGAAAACATCCCACTACTGGTGGCGCTATGGCCAGCCCATTCGTGCAGATGAGCCAGTCATTTCAGAAGCAGGCGAACCTATTGTGGTACGAGATCTTCGATATCGTCAAACAGAACTGCACGACCGCGTTTGTGGGTAATCCCCAGGACGATATCATGGAAGCCCTTTTGTCGGGCAGAAGAAAATAAACCAGTTATACAGGAGGCAGATATGCATATCCAGGAAATCGATCGCTTCATCGGAAGCCTAAAACAATATCGACTGACGAAACAACAGATCAAAACCTTGCGTGGGCAAGCCCTGGCTGGCGATCTGGTTGGTGCGCAAAAGGGTCTTAAGAAGGTGGTGGCGAAAAATGCAATCAACTGAACGCATGGAAAAAGTTAATATTGATCGACTGGTGCCGTATGCCCGAAATGCCAGAACACATAGCAAGGATCAGATTTTGCAGCTTCGGGCATCCCTCCGGGAGTTCGGTTTTGTCAATCCGATCATAGTAGACAAGGACCTGAACATCATCGCCGGCCACGGCCGCATTCTGGCGGCGAAGGAAGAAGGCATCACCGCGGTACCGTGTGTTTTCGCCGAGCACCTGACTGAAGCACAAAAGCGAGCGTACATCATTGCGGACAACCGATTGGCTCTGAATGCCGGTTGGGATGCTGAGATGCTATCAGTTGAGATCGCCGACCTGCAGGGTGCTGATTTTGACGTGTCGATTCTGGGTTTTGACGATGCTGAGCTGAATAAGCTCCTGAGCAGCGTTGAGGATGTGAAGGACGATGACTTTGATGTCGATGCCGAACTGAAAAAACCTGCCATCTCCCGGCTGGGCGATCTGTGGCTGTTGGGTAATCATCGCCTGGTCTGCGGGGACAGCACCAAACCGGAGACCTTTACCTTACTCATGGACGGAAAGCAAGCAAACCTGGTTGTGACGGACCCCCCGTATGGGGTTGACTACGAAGGTGCCGCCGGCAAAATTAAAAATGATAATCTCAAAGGTGAAGTGTTTTATCAGTTTCTGCTGGACGCTTTCACCCTCACGGAAAAGGCAATGGCCAGAGATGCCAGCATTTACGTTTTCCACGCCGATACTGAAGGGTTGAACTTTCGCAAAGCATTCTCCGAAGCCGGTTTCTATCTTTCGGGAACCTGCATCTGGAAGAAGCAGTCGCTGGTTTTGGGCCGGTCACCATATCAATGGCAGCACGAGCCCATCCTGTTCGGCTGGAAGAAGGCCGGCAAGCACTCTTGGTTCTCTGATCGAAAACAGACAACCATCTGGGAATTTGAGAAACCAAAGAAAAACGGTGATCACCCTACTATGAAGCCGGTCCAGCTGATCGCCTATCCAGTGCTCAATTCCAGCATGACCGGCAGCATTGTGCTGGATCCGTTCGGCGGATCTGGCAGCACACTTATCGCCTGTGAACAGACCGAGCGAGTCTGCTTCATGGTGGAACTCGATGAAAAGTACTGCGACGTTATTGTTAAAAGGACCGTCGAACAGTTAGGGACGGCTGAAGCTGTTTACCTGATCCGCAACGGTCAGAAAGTACACTATTCCGATGTTGTGGTGAAACCAGAAGCCTAACATAATTGTGTTATTCACACATACAATCACAGCAATATTTGTCGAGTATTCTCGGCTTTTGTCGCACGAATACGGCTTGCTTTTCTACAGCTTCGGAGTGATATATGTACTCACCAAAGATGAAAGGCAGGCTAAGAACTATGAAGATTTTCTACAATGTCACTGGATCTGAGCGTAAATCGCTGGTAGCCGCTATCAGCCAGGAACTGAACGCACCGACCAAATACCTCGGTGCTCCAACATTCGCCTTCCAAGTAGGCGATTATCACATCGACAAGAACGGGTTGCTGGCAGGACCGGACAATCCTGGTTTGGTCGCTGACATGCAAGGCTTGCACGATTTCATTGCTGCATCTGTCGAGTACGACGAAGCGATGTCCTATGAAGAATCGCTGGGGTGCTTTTTTTATTTTCAACAACAGGAGGTCACTAATGTCAATTATCAACCGCATCTTCAAAGCCCGTGACAAGCCGAAAAACCTACTTCCCGGCAGCACCTACAGCTTCTTCTTCGGCAGCACCTCCAGCGGTAAGGCAGTTAATGAGCGTACCGCCCTGCAAACAACAGCCGTTTATGCGTGCGTCCGGATCCTGGCAGAAACTATCGCCAGTTTGCCGCTGCACACTTACCGCTACACAGACCGAGGCAAGGAAAAAGCGCTGGAGCACCCGCTGTACTACCTATTGCATAACGAGCCTAATTCAGAGATGACTTCATTCGTGTTCAGAGAAACCCTTATGAGTCATCTTTTATTATGGGGCAATGCTTATGCTCAGATCATCCGTGACGGCCGCGGCCAGATTCTGGCACTATACCCGCTTTTACCGGACAAGATGACGGTCGACCGGGCCGCTGGTGGCGAGATCATCTACCAGTACCGGACCGATCGCGGAACATATCTACTTCGTCGTGAGGAGGTGCTGCATGTCCCCGGCCTGGGGTTTGACGGCCTAATCGGCTACTCCCCGATCGCCATGGCCAAGAATGCCATCGGCATGGCCATTGCAACCGAGGAATATGGTGCGTCATTCTTCGCTAATGGCGCCAACCCCGGCGGTGTCCTGGAACATCCGGGTGTCGTGAAGGATCCGAAACGCGTGCGCGAAAGCTGGAATGCTGTGTATCAAGGTAGCAGTAATGCTCATCGTGTGGCAGTTTTGGAGGAGGGCATGAAATTCCAGGCGATCGGCATACCGCCTGAACAGGCACAGTTCCTGGAGACCAGAAAATTCCAGATCAACGAGATCGCCCGTGTCTTTAGAATTCCTCCTCATATGCTTGCTGATTTAGAAAAGTCAAGCTTTTCCAACATCGAGCAGCAGTCGCTGGAGTTTGTGAAGTACACACTCGACCCGTGGGTGATCCGCTGGGAGATGGCGATCCAAAAAGCGTTGTTCTCCACAGCGGAGAAGAAACAGTACTTTGTCCGATTCAACCTGGACGGACTGCTACGTGGTGATTATGCCAGCCGTATGCAAGGTTATGCCACCGGCCG